GTGGGTATGGGTGGGTTCAGTCTTTCGCCTGGAGGAACCAGAGCCGCCCCCGGAAGTTCTGTGCGCAGAGAAACGGTCTGAGGTGGCCAAATGGCTGCGCGCGAGAGGCGCACGTGGCTTGGGCCGCCACGGTCCTGCTAACGACCGCCGCGGCGGCCGGGAGTATAAGTTGGAAGAGCTATCGGTAGCGGGGCTTTTGTATTAGCCGCCGGACGATGACCTATGCCCCCCGTCTATCACCTTATTGATTTCACCGAACCTCCGCCTCTGGGAACTCGGTACTGGCGTCCGGCTCCCTACGGCCCTGCCGTGGGCAAGCTCCGTCGGGTGGTCGATACTCCAGACGGACCGCGGCTGGTGTGGCAGATGACGTGCTGCGCCTGCGGGCATCTCTGGGAAGAGGTCACCCCGCTGCGCCAGTACTCGCCGCTGCCCGCCCACTGCCGAGTCTGCCTGCCGGCGGCATTGCGCCGCCTGGGCCGGCTGAGGTATGGTCGGCTGCTGAACCGAAAGGAACCCCCTCATGTATGAGTCAATCCTGCTGCTTATCATCCTCGGCTTGAGCATCAAAATCTGCCTGCTCAAGGGTGAACTTGAGCGGGCGCGTGAGAACGCAGGCCGCCCCTACGGCGGTTATTCGAGGCCCGATCGGCCGTATTCGCCGTCCGGGAGCGCCAGCCTCGGGGCTGAGTGACTCGTGACCATCCTGGCCCAGGCAAATCGGCTTATTAAGATCGCCGCCCCCAAGGTGACGCGGGAGGAAGACCAGCGGCCGGAGTTTCGGCCCGCTACCCCTCCCGATGTCTGGGCCTATTTTGGCATGCGGCCCGCCCTGCACCAGCTCGAAAACGTGGAGCGCAAGACCCGTTTTTCGGTTGACGTCTGGCATCGCCGAGCCGGGAAGACGATCGCCAAGATCATGAAGCTGCTGGACCGGGCAGCGAACTGTCCGTTCCCGAACGGTCGGTATGCCTACCTCGGCCCGACCTATTCGCAGGTCGAGGACATTGCCTGGGCTGAACTCAGGGACCGCGCTCTCGAAATCCCCGGGGCCACGGTCAAGGACAGCCGGCTGGCGGTGTACATCCCGACCGTTCGGGGCAGCGTCAGCCGCATCCGTCTGTACGGCGTGGACAGCCCGAAGCAGCGTCTCCGCGGCGGCTACCTCGATGGGGTGGTGACGGACGAGTGGCAGCACATCCCCGAGCACGTCTGGACCCAGCAGGTCCGGCCGATGCTGTCGGACAAAAGCCGGCAGGGGTTCGACCACCGGGGCTATCCGAACCAGTGGGCCGACTTCATCGGCACCCCGCTGGGCCGGAATCATCTCTACCGGATGTATGACCGGGCTGCGCGCTGGCAAGCTGGCGAGGCGGTGACGTGGCGGCGGCATGACGGTTCGGTCGTGACTAACACCAGCGACAACTGGTCGGCCAGCCTGTACACGGTGCACCAGACGGGCATGGTGACCCCGGAAGAGATCGCCAACCTTCGGGCCGACTTGAGCCCGACCGAGTTTGCCCAGGAATACGAGTGCGATTTCGAGGCAGGCGTCGAGGGGGCGATCTACCGGCTAGAGCTGGAAGAGCTCCGGGCCTCGGGGCGGATCACGGATGTGCGGTTCAACCCGAACCTCCAGGTGAACACCTGCTGGGATTTGGGTTGGAACGACATGACGGTGGTCTGGTTCTTTCAGCGGGTCGCCGGTACCCCGATCTTCATCGGCTACCTTCAGTTCATCGGGGCCGCGATCCCGACGATCGTGCAGCGCGTCCGGGAGTATGCCGTCACAGACGGCCAGGCTTGGCGGCTGGGCATCAACTACATGCCGCACGACGTGGCCCAGCATGAGTTGGGCTCCGGCAAGAGCCGAATCAGCCAGTTCAGTGAGGCGGGGCTTATAGGGACCCCCGTGCGCAAAGCGCCTAAGATCGAGCAGATCACGGCCACCCGGCGGCTGCTCAAGCATGCGGTGTTTTCGCGGGAGTGTACGGACGGGCTGGACTTACTTGCAACATACCGCCGAGAGAGGGATGAAAAGACAGGAGTGTTGAAAGAAGAGCCCGTGCACGACATGGCATCGCATGTTGCCGATGCTCTAGCTACCGGAGCCATAGGTATGCCGAAATGGTCTTTCGGCAGCCGCTACAACGCTCAAACTACAGCGGAGACTTAGAATGCCTTTGCTCATGATCAGTACAACTGTTTATTCGGTCATGATGGCCGCCTTGCCCGACGGGGCCTTTGGAGAGACCGACCCCAAGGCTCAGATTATTACGATCGCCCCGGACTTGGCTCCGCACCGGTTTGTGGACACCTTCCTGCACGAGGCCCTGCATGCTTACCTCTACGAGACCGGGCAGCAGGATCGGCAGTTTTCCGAGGAGGAGATGTGCACGGTGGCGGCGTGTGCTATGACTTCTTTGTTCGTGGCGAACCCGCTACTGTTGCCGGCTTGCCACACCTTGCTGAAAGGAGACAAAAAGTATGTCCGACCAAACGACTTCTATCGAGCTTTCTCAGGCCCGGGAGAAGCTGGACCTTCTTCGTGAGTGGGCTTCCCGCGGTTCGCAAGAGTTTCGGATTGAGAGGGTTGGTGACTTCCCCCGGGCTGCTCTGGTAGCTTATCAGGAGGGGGTGGTAGCCGAGCTGGAGGCGAGGCTTAAGTCAACTCGGAAGAAGCGGGCCGTTAGTGAGGAGGTGGTGTGACATGCGTGCAGTGTTTCGCGCCATCCGCGGGGCTCTTGAGCGCGTGCGGCGGTGGGTTAGGAGGATCATTGCCATCGTAAGGGGGTGGTTCAAGCGATGATCTTTCGTGCCGCCCCGCTTGATCCTCGGGATGACCCGGCGGCGGAGGAGTTCGTTCCGCTGACGGCCAGGTCGCCGATCGAGCAGGCGCGCTGGTGGGCCTTGCACTCGAAGCCGAAACGGCATAAGGTTAGAGGGGCTTTTACGCCCGAAGAGGCTCGGAGGATGGAAGCCGCCATGCGGGAAGCAAACCCCCTCTATCAGATGGAGAGAGGCTAATGGGGTTCTTTAGGGGGCCGAAGATGCCAGATTATTCTGCCATCCAACGCGAGGCGGAGGAGCGGGCCAGGAGGGAGCGCGAGGAGGCCGAACGCAAGGCGTTCAAGGAGATGCAGACACGGATGCGAGTCCAGCAGGGCCGCGCCGCCACCCTGCTCACCGATGAGCGGACCATGCTCACCGGGCGCAGTCTGCTCGGGTAGGGAGGGAAGATCAGATGGGGTTCTTGTTTGACCCCTCGCTTTCGCAGCACGAAAAGAATGTGCTTAACCAACAGTTTGCCGCCGGCAGGTGGAGGGGCCGTTGGACCGACGCAGACCGTGAAGCGTTCCGTGCGGAACAGGCTGGTAATACGCCTGAACGCAAGGCGTTCGAGGCGACACAGGCGAAAATGCGGACGCAGACAGGACGTGCGCCCACGTGGCTGACGGGGGAGCGTGACATGATGCTTTCGGGGCGTGCCCGCCTTAACGCGAAGAGCCTGCTCGGCGAATGACAGGGGCCAAGACCCTCCGCGAGCGGATCACGGCCGCCGAGACCCTCCGCAAGGAGCGGGAGGGCCTTTGGCGTACCGTTCAGAACTTCTGTTTCCCTGCGTCGCTTACTTACCGGGAGGAGCAGGGTTCGGGAGACGAGCGTGAGCGGCGTTTGGCAGACAGCACCGCTGTCCGGTCTCTTGAGTTGTTCGCGTCTTTCCTGTTGTCGAACGTATTTGTGGCCGGGGCTGTTGGCACACAGTCGTTTTGGATCAAGCCAGAGGGGGCCAACGGCGAGGCGGATGAGGACTTGCTGCGGCAGGACATGGCCCTGCGGCAGTGGTGTGACCTGGTAGCTAAGCGGGTGCGGACTACTCTGTTCACTGGCAAGCAGTCCGCCGTCGCGGCGCTTCACAAGATGGCTCTTGACCTGGGGGCTTACGGTTCCGGGTGTCTCGCGGTTTGGGAGGATCGTAAGAGCCGGCGGGGCGTTCGGTTCCAGCACATTCCGGTCTGGGAGGTGTCCGGCGAGGCGGATGCCGAAGGCGAGACCTGCGCGGTCTATATCCGCAAGACCTTCCGCGCCCGGGCGGCCCTCATGAAGTTCCCCTCGCTGGCCGGCAAGCTGAACCCCAAGCCGGACACCCCGGTCGAGATGCTGTTCGCCTGCATCCGCACAGACGACCCGGAAATCAAGGACATCGTGCCGGAGCAGTATTTGGCTACCGGTGCGGAGTGGGTGGGTATTTGGCTGCACCCCGAGACCGATACCTATGCCGAGGTCAGCGTCTTTTTGGAGCAGCCGATCTTCCTGGTACCCTGGTACAGCGTGAACGACGGCGTGTGGGGCCGTTCGCCGGCCATGACGGCGCTTGGTGAGGTGGCCCAGGCGAACAGCCTGTCCGAACTTATCACGCGCGGGGCCGAGAAGCTGGTGGACCCGCCATGGATGGTACGGGATGGCGCTCTGCTGTCCCCGCTACGTCTTTATCCGGCCGGCATCACCTATACGGATGGCGACAACGCACTGGAGCCTCTTCTGCCGCCCGGGGCCAGCCGAATCGAGGTTGGCGTGGACATGCTGGCTGACAAGGAGCGGCGTATCCGCGAGGCGTTCTTCATCCACTTGTTCATGGATCAGAACCCGACCGGTTCCAAGCAGCCCCGCACGGTCGGCGAGATCATGGTCAATCAGGACGAGCGCAACCGAGCCGTTAGCCCGATGGTGCTGCGCCTCCAGAACTCCCTGCTGGAGCCACTGATCTGGCGGGTTATGGGGGTGCTGACTCGTCAGGGGCGCTTGCCGGCCCCTCCAGCCGAGCCTGGGCAGGCTTTTGTTATCCAGCACCTCTCGCCGGTAATCACTTCAGCCATGCAGACCGAGGCCATGGCGGCAATCCGTTGGCTGGAGGGCGTGGCGTTTATCAGCCAGCTTGATCCGCGGGCAGCCGACGTTGTAAATGCTGACGCGGTAGTGGCGCTGTTGCATTCGGCCTCGGGCGTGCCGGCGCGGCTGATGCGGTCGCGGCAGGAAATCGAGGCGATCCGTCAGGCCCGGGCCGAGCAGCAGCAGATGATGGCCGGCACGGCGATGGCGTCGGAAGCTGGCAACACGATGGCGAAGCTGATTTCGGCGGTTGGAACAGGCCAGCGATGACCCCTATCGACATTGACGCGCGTGCAGTGCACGAGGCCGCTTACCGGCTGTCGCAAACTGACGACGGGCGGTTGGTGATTGCGGCGCTCCGCCAGATGTACGGGCATGAGGCCCGGACGACGGCGGTGCAGACGACCACTGGATCGTTGGACCCGCTGTACACTCTTCACTTGGAGGGGCAGCGGGTTGTAGTGATGCGGCTGCTGGAGTGGATTCGCAAGGGCTCTATGCCGCAGGCTGAACCCCAGAAGGAGGCTATCCGAT